TTTTTTATTTAAACAATAATTTAACATATCACAATTATACTTATTTTTCTTTTCATTGACTATATTTTTCAAATTTGTATTATTTTTTATAAAGATATTAGATGACTTATTAATCTCACTCAACTTTTTGAGTTCACAATAGCATCCCAAATATTTAACAATACTTGCAAAGTAATCCTTATCACTAAAATCAGTTATATTCATTTTGATGAATAAAATAATAAATAAAATATAATATAATCAATTTTTAAACTTATATAAAAAAATTAGTACAAATTCAAATATATATAAACTATATATACTAGATTAATCATCGCAAATAGTAACTTCTTTAATATATGGTTCTAATATCTCATTTACAATAAATTCAGGTTTAAAATCGTCATAATTCATGAAAATCTTAAGAAGTTGTTCGGAAAATCCAGATACTATTGCGGTTCCTTCTGTATCACAATTTACAGGAAACACTTCTTTACTATTTGAGTTAAGATTCCAGAATATAAATTTAGGAGCGTCGTAATTATATTTAATATATTTTTTTACGATAGTTTTATATATAGTATCTAATGAATTATTATCTTCAATATTAATTCTAGGATTATTACAAGCATTATTAAATTGCATATCGGTAAATACAAACAATTTGTTTGGCATACTTTCTTTTGGAACATTAAACATATTTGCAAAATTAATAATTAATTCATTACATTTTACAAAATTTGTACTAAAACCATAATTACTTTTTAGAAGAGATTTTATACATTCATGAAGCGTAGGAATATTGTCACCATTATTTTCAATTAAATTTACTATTTCAGGTTCTTCGCTAAATGTAATTAACTTATTCTTAAATTGTCCTGTACAACATACAGATGTAATAATTCCTAATGCAATTGCTACTTGTGCAGGAATACTTCCATTTTCTGCATTAAACATAGAACCAGATAGATCAACTATTGAAATAGTATTATTAAAATTTCCAGATTTTTTAACATTTTCAATAATAGTTCTCCATTGCATCTCCGTTGTTTCACATACAGGCACATTTTCAAATGTACCCATAAATAATTTCATATTTGAAATATAATTTCCAACTAATTCGTGAGGAAGAATTCCAGTAACATTAATCTTTTTCTTATTATTTTTAACATCTTCTAGATATTGTTTATATCTGACTTCATCGTGTTTAATAAATGTTTTCATTAAAATTTTTGAAGCAATCGCAGGTACTTTCTCATAATCAATATCGCTCCATTTTTGTTCACATAATTTTTTTTCAACTATATTAATTTGTGTTCTCAAAGGTACTAAATAGTCTTTTCTATATTTTTCCATTCTATTAGTATCTTTGCTTCCATAAATAATAGTAGCTATTTTCTTCGCATATTGTTTTTTCTTATCGTACTTATCATTTTCACTAGATGCCCATTTTGCACATAGAGATACAGGAATATTATTATTTAAGTTTTCTTTATCTTTCATCAATCTTGTTGCAAACAATCCTAGTTCATACTTATGTTCAGAACTTTTTAATTTATACCCAATATAATTAAGGTCCTTCCAACATCCATATTTTTCAATATACTTTTCAATATTATTGAAATAAGTATTAATTTTGTTTTTTCTTAACCATAACATAGCATCATTAGATACTCTTTTTTCTTTTTTACCCTTATCTCTATCGCGACCATTAAAAATAATTGCTATAGTTTTCTTAGGGTCTTCTTTCCAACACTTTTCTAAATATTCATAACTTGTTTTAGTATCCAAGTCTCTCATAAATAACATAAAATAATCTACAATAACATTATTTGTACTTTTTAAAGCAACACCATTATTATTTGTCATTGAAATATTATTATGCATATCTTGCATAATTATTTTATATTATTATAATAATAAACATTTATATCAATTTTTATTTATTATATTTGAAAAAATAAGTATAATTAAATTATTTAAATTAAGCAGCTACTGCCTGCGCTTGTTTGCTCGCTGAAGGAGGAAAATGATGAGATATTAGTTTTTGCAGAATAAAATAATTAATATCTTCTTTATCTCCAACATTTAGAATTTTTTTTAGTTTCTCGTCAGGAAGAATAAAACGTTTGTTTTCTGGTTTATTAAGATTATGTTCTTTTACATATGTATTAATGAAACGCGTAATATCTGTTCTAGATTTCTCGGTACCATGAGGTACGCCGATGAAATCGCACAATTCATTTGAAATTTTATTAGGTTTAGCAAATCCAGAAGGAGAATTCTTAGCATTTTGACGTTTCTTTTGTGCTTTTTCAATTATTTTTTGTTGTTTATCATATTCCTTACTTAGAACTTTGAGCAGACCTTGAACCTCTTTAAAACTTACAAATAAAGTATTTACTTTTTCAATAATAGTATTTACTAGATTTTCTTTAACAGGTGTACCATCTGGATTAACTTGTTGAACAATTTCAGGTTCGACATTTTCAGGAGTGCTAACTACAGCTTGTTTTACTACTTTTGTATCTTTTACAACAGGTACTTTATCTTCTACAACTTTTGCAACTGCTCCTTTTTTAGGAGATTGTTTTAGGTCAACTGGAGGTGCTGGTTGTACTACCTGAGTTGCTGGTGATGATGCTGGTGATGATGCTGGTTGAGTTGGTTTTTTTGTTTGCGCCATTATATATTCAGTTTATGAATACATATATTATTATATGTTTATATCATTTTATAACATCATAATTATATTTTATTTATAATAGTTAAACAATGAAAATAAAACGCATCGGTACTTATATAACTGGATTTAAATATTATAAAAATGATATAGAAATTACTGATACTATTTTGTTAGAAAAAATAAAAAAGATGAAAATACCTCCAGCATATGATAATGTTACAATATTAAATAATAAAAAAATATTAGCATATGGTTATGATAGTAAAAATAGAAAACAAATAATATATAATCCAATTTATGTAAATTTACAAAATTCTAAAAAATATAATAAAATAGAAGATTTTAATAAGTATTTCTTAAAAATTAAAAAATGTATTTCCAAAGATATAAAATCTGCAAATGAGAAAACTAAAATTATTGCTATGATTATAACACTAATATTATCTTGTGGATTTAGAATTGGTAATAAAAAATATGAAAAGGAAAATAATTCACATGGTCTTACTACATTAAAATTATCTCATATAAATTGTGACAATAAAAATTGCAATGTTACTTTTGATTTCATAGGTAAAAAAGGAGTACGTAATAAATCTGTATGTAAAAATAAATATATTTTTGAATATTTATCAAAAAAATTAATGGAAAATAATAATAACGAATTAACTGATAAATATGTATTTACATATAATAATGTTTGTATAAATTCAACAGATGTTAATAATTATTTAGAAGATAAATTAGGTGTTAAGATTACAACAAAAGATTTACGCACATGGAATGCTAATAATTTATTTACTAAATTTTTTAACAAGTCAATAAAATCAAAAATTTGTAAAAATCCAATAAAAAAAGCATTAGAATTAACTGCTATAGAATTGCATAATACACCTATAGTTTGTAAAAATAGTTATATTGATCCAAAAATAATTGAATGTGCTAAAAATGAAATTAATATTAAAAATTGACTTTTTTTATTATATAATAATAAGATATATAATTATTAATAATAAGTATGGATATTGATATTGTTAACACTAATCTCGAAGAAATGCTAGTTTGTAGAGGAGACGATGTTTCTATATTTAAAGAACATTTATTATCGATGAACAAAGAAGATTTTGAAACTGATAGAAATGTTATAGATATCCAAACATCTAATACATCAATAATTTATGCTCTTACCAAAAAATTAAGAAAAATGTTAATTGATGAATTAAAAGAAAAAATAAAAGATACAAATAATATTAATGAATTTACTAATAAATATGGCGGAAAGAATAATATTATATTGATATTCAATAATGAATCAATATCGACTGCAGTAAAATCATTATTAAATAAATATGATAAAATTTTTCAAAAAAATGGAGGTCAACTTCAATATTTTACATTGCAACAATTAATGTTTAATCCTACTAAACACGAATATGTTCCTAAACATACTAAACTTACAGAAGAAGAGGCAAAAGATTTTATGAAAGAGTATATGACACGAACTAAAATGCACATGCATGTAATTTTACAATGCGATCCTATTGCTAAATGGATAGGTCTAAAGCACGGAGATATAGTTAAAATAAATAGATATAATGAAAATAGCGGTGAATCTTTTTCTTATAGGTCTTGTATTTAAAAAAATATAATATATTTAAAATAATAGAGTATTAAATAATAAATGACTAGTATTGATACATCAACAATACCTATTTATTCAGATTTATATAAAGCATTTGGAACTTTACGTACAATTATAAAAGAAAATGCTAATATTAATTATCAATATGATAATAATATTATTAAGGATTTAACAAATTCTCATAAAATATATAATAAATCATTGGAATATTTATTACCAACTTTTAATGGTACTATAGATAGTAATAAAAATTATAGTGAAACAGATAATTTGACAATTCCTGCTGCAAATACTTCTACATTACTTGTTGGCAACACTTTATTTGATAATAATATTTTTAAAAATAATTTGAGAAATTGTTTTAAATTAATTATAGAACAAAGTAAATATGATAGTACTTTAAAAAAAGTATTAAATGATAAACTTACTTCATTAACTAAAAAACAACATTTATTATATTATGGTAAAATAAATTCTGATAAATTAACATTTGATCCCGATATTGTATTAAATATACAATACACTATATTTTTATTAGATATTTATATAAATATAATAGATGCTTTTTTACTAATAGATTTTAAAGCAGATCATGAAAAAAAAGAAGCATTTTGGAATGAGCCTAAAATAAAAGTAGAATCAGATAAATATGATACAGATTATCCTGATCTAAAAACCGATTTAGGTATTAATTTTAGTGATTTAGATACTATGTATAATAATGAAAAAAAAATAAAAGACTATGAAGATATACATATAGTAAATAAACCTTTATTATCTAATGATGTTTCGATTTATAGAAGTAATGGTATTTTTATTATTAAAGATGCAAAAAATTCAAATAAATATAAATATGCAGAATCAGGTATTTATTTATACATTGGAAATAATTACGATGAACAAACTATTAGTGGTACTATTTATAAATATTTTGACACTATTCATCAAAAACCTGTTGAAACCGATTTAACAACTAATCACGCGGCATCTAAAGCAAATACAACTTATGTATTTAGTGATAATAAAGGGTTATTGCAGAATGGTATTTATGAAACAGCTGCTAAATATACTTATGGATATGAAGAATTTTCTTTTAAAAATAATACAAAAACTCAAAGTAGTCCTTATTCTGATAGTAAAAAACCTTATCAAAAATTAATTAGAATATTTTTATATATGTTGAGAAACATTCATTATAAACGTTTGGAAACTACATTACAAAATTTAAAAAACTTTTTTGAAAATATAAAAAAATTACTATTAACTTCTATTTATTCTATTAATATATATCATAATTTAGCATATTCTTTAGATAATCTTTTATTATTAAATTATCCAAATTATAATACATCAACTGATACATCTACAGATTTAGATAAGTTTATAAAATATATTTCAGATGGTGCAACAAATAAGGGTATTATTTCTACAGATGCAAGTAAAATACAAATTGCAAGTGTTGTTGATAATAATTATAAAGCATTTTTTTTAAATATCGAAAAATCATCTTCTTCAAATTTTAAAAATATACTTGATAAATATATAACCAATGCTTATGTTAATATTGATAAATCATCTACACCATTTGCTAATAAAGGTAAGTATAGCTATGTTGCTAATAGTGATCTTCTAATTTATGATAATTTTGATTATGACCCAGTAAATAAAAGAATAAAAGTTTTTGGAACTTTTCAATCAACTAAAAATGCTAGAAGTAAATTAGTTGAGAATACAACAGAAACAAAAAAAAATTATTCAATATTAATACCAAATTATAATATTTTATTAGGTATTAAAGATATAGATATTGCTGATACTACTAAACCCGAAATTATATTAGACGATAACGATAA